CCCTTACGGGGGCTCCACTGCCAGCTTAGAAACTGGCTAGTTACCTTCACATGACGGACTTAAATCCTCCGACGTGCCGGCAACGGAACAGATTTTAAAAACCTGTTTGAGGCTCTAACTACCTGCGTTCCTCGAGGGCTTGCAACATGTAATGCCTTGAATGGCAAAATACATGCCAGAAACCGTAGAGGTGCAGTTCCTGCGCTGGGGGAGTCGGGAGGAAAAACCCGACCCACTCAGTATTTCTAGGTTTACAGCTAAGTAGACCTTTTTAGCCCATTAACCCTTCTAAGGAGAGTCCATGCTGCAATTGCTAAAGACTGGGTTGTTGACCTTGGTCAAAGTATTCCCGCAAATGCGGGTGCCCATCAAGGTCTATGTAGTCATCGTTATCGTACTAATGATAATGGCTGGCTATGTCGACCCAAAGGTGGTGCATAACTTTGTCCAGGCGTTCATCTCAGTCGAAGCAGAAATATCGCAGCTAGGTACTTCTCTTGAACCGGGTGCGGGGGTGAAGGCTTATGACAACTAAGAGCACTGTAACTTATCTTTCTTTTGATGAGTATTACAGAATCTGGACAGCCCAATACGGTGGAGGTACTACTTTCTACCGACCGACTGTCTCAGTGACCCGTACCAGAACCGGAAGCTCGAATCCAAATTGGAGACAGGCTATACGGAGTGGTTTAAACGCGTCCACACCTCTTAGTGCGTCCGAGCAAAACTTCACAGCGAAGCCTGTGATCGGGGGTACAAGCCAGACCAGGTATGGTCAGGCTTGGAGCAACGCGACGGTAGCTGGCATCCTACATAACGGAGCCGGCACTATCCCTGCTGTCCACGATCCCTATGGCAACGCACTAGATGAAGCTGATGCCCAGGCCATTAAGTATCTCTACTCCAGAATCAACCAAGTCCGCACACAATTCAGTGGCGGGATTGAGCTTGGCCAACTACGGATGACGATACATCAAATGGTGAGGCCTGCCGAGGCTTTGAGAATCTACCTCTTGAAGCACTTAAAAAAGCAAAAGGGAATCTTGAAGAAATTTGAGACTTCCTTGCGTGCAGAAAGATGGAAAATCATCGAAACTGCGCCGGTTCGAGATCTCACTCCTGGAAAAACTAGAGTGATACAACGAACTGGAAAGCAGAAAACACTGCTACGCGCTCTGGCAGATAGCCACCTGGAGGCCGTATATGGCTGGTCACCTTTGATCGCCGATATACGTGACGCCGCCGTTGGTGTGGCGAGGTTGGTGCATGATGCAACGCCCCAACGTTTCCGCATCTTCGGGCAGTCTGAGCAAGTGAACGCTCAGTCTGCTGATTTGACAACTGTTAATAGCATACCTTTCCTCATATCGAGGTCGAGTACAGCTAAAGTCATTGTCATATACTATGGCGCGCTTTCAGAAAGTGCAATGTCTCACATGGCCGGTCCTGCGCTTAACCGGATAGTCAACACTATGGGCCTTGGCCCACGGGATTGGCTACCGACAGCATGGGATCTTCTACCATGGAGCTTTGTCGCCGATTGTTTTGCAAATATCGGCGATGTCATATCCGCTGCATGTACTGATACCTCTGTTGTAGCGCGTCTAACCAAAGTTGTTATAATCGAAACCCATCACACTGATAGGTATGCGATAAACATTGCTAAGGTTTTGGCGCAAAATGACAGTGTGAATCATTGGACAGCGAGTGGCACACCTGGGGAGTACGATAGAGTATATCGTACCGTATCACGCGGCCCAACCGGGATGCCTTATTTAGCACCTCGGATTAGTGTATTAGGACCGAGTTCACGCCAGTGGCTGAACCTCGCGGCTTTGTACATTTCGGGTCGTTCAACCCGGAACGGTTACCAACGAGGGTTATCCTACCTCCATGGCTAGATGGGAACAGTGAAAAGCTGTTTCTGTCCTCCGTTTCCATTTTTGATATTTTAACTTTGGAGCTAATGATCATGACATGGTCACTCACCTCGCCCATAACGGGCGGTGCTCAGACGGGTTTTACTACGCCTACCTATACGTTCCAGGCTGATACAGCCCCGGACACTAATGGGAAGCAAGTAGCAGTCACGACTCTGGGTGGAACTCAAGCCGGGGTAACGGGCCATACAGGCTCGTCGCCGTTTACTATTACGTTCGTCAAGCCGAAGGTCTTCAAGACTCTTGGCCAACCGAACCCGGTCACGGGACTTGTCTCGAGTGTTCCGAAAAACCAGTACAAGCTGATACTCCGAAAGGGAGTTACGCCATTGGCTGGTCAGCCTTTTTCCACCATGAACATCACTGTTACAATGGATGTTCCGGCGGGGGCTGAAACGGAGGATCCTGCAAACGTCCGTGCCGCAGTTTCTGCGGCCATAGGTGCCCTGACCCAGCAAAGTGCTGGAGTAGGTGACACTTTGACGTCAAATCTGTTCTAGCAGTACGAGCAGACGCAGGTTTTGAGACGTATCCTCAGCAGGTCTTGTTATAGAGGGGGGGCGACGGTACGATTTCTTTGTACGTGCCTTAGCTCTTCCTTGTAAATGCAAGGTGCCTGCCTATTCCATCAGGAGAATGTATGCGTGATTATGCTGCTTTAAATGATGATCTACAGGCTGATCTTGGAGACACTGATTGCATGCTAACATCAGATGCTTTGCTCAGTGACGCGAATCGCTTATGGCTTCGGAATTCGTTTTGGAAGAAATTTCAGGACGATGTATCTCCGGACGCTGACTCAAAGTGCTTGGAGCTCTTCTTACAGAGCAACACCTTGTGCAGAGAGTGGCGTCTTAAGCCGGCAGCGATGTTTCATGAAGAGGTAATCGGTGAGGTTAAAACCCAATTCGATAACCTTTTCTTTCGCGGTCCGGACCGTCGCTTGACCTCTGCGGGAATTCTGCGAGGTGTTGGCGTTGGACCGGGTGCCTCTCTTGGAGCTGGATCGAATGACTTCTACACGAAGTTGTTTTGTTCGACCCTTACGGGCACTTCAGAACAGCTATACAGGGAATACCTGTACGCAATCTCTACCCACCGTGGGCTCCTTAGTGCCGAGCTGGCACGAAAAAGCGTATACGGTCAAGAGACTGTGGTAGGCAACCGTCTTTCATTTGTGCCGAAGACGTCCAGTATTTCGCGAAGTATCTGTACCGAGCCAATCCTGAATATGTTCTTTCAGAAAGGCATAGGTGCGGTGCTAGAGGATTTGCTGTCGTATGAGTTTAGGATAAACCTAGACAAGCAGCCGATTTTCAATCGCCGTATGGCCCAGAAAGGGTCTGTTGATGGTTCTTACGGGACTATCGACTTGTCCTCTGCGTCAGACAGTGTGTCGCTCAACCTCTTAAAAGAGGTTCTTCCACCATATGTAATGCGGTGGTTGAGTCTCTGTCGGAGCCCCTTCGTCACCTTACCAAATGGTGATGTCGAAGAGTTGCACATGGTATCGTCAATGGGGAACGGTTTTACATTTCCCTTAGAAACGTTACTATTCGCGGTCATCGTAACGTCCTGCTACCGCGTCCTGGGCATCCGCCCAAGATACGCTTCCGACCACCCAAGCAATTTTGCCGTATTCGGCGACGATATTATTGTACGCAGCGATGCGTATGAGTTCGTCTGTGATGCGTTGAGATTGTTCGGGTTTAGGGTGAATGGCACTAAGTCATTCAATACAGGATGGTTCCGAGAATCGTGTGGCGGTGACTACTTCCGTGGTAAAGATATCCGCGGGATTTATATCAAGTCACTTAAAACGCGTTCGGACGTCTACTCCTCGATAAACAGGTTAGTGCGTTGGTCGGCTAAAACAGGAATACTGTTGCCTAGGACCATCGAACGCTTGTCGGGATGGGTGAGATTCTTACCCGTACCGTATAGCGCAGGTGATACCGAAGGCATTAAGGTTCCATGCCCACCAGATGACCTCAAAAGAAACCGTAATGGCAGCGTGATTTATTATGCTGTTGTTCCGGAAACTAATGATGTTGTCTTTTCGCATGCCCCTGGGGAAACTGTGAGATACCCGAAGCATATCAAGCGTAGAATGCGGAATGCATTTTACAATGCTGAGGGCGTCCTGCAGTCCTTGTTGGGAGGCTACATCCAGTCACCTAAAGGCGAAATTCTGCCTGATGGTGATGATACACCAAGTAGCCGGCGCGGTCGAGCTGCTGTCAGGTTAATAGACGGCAGTAGGACTAAAATCCAGCGACGGGTCACCCATAACTGGCGTGACTTGTACATGGTTGAGTCTAGCACTCAAGATGACGACTGGTTTGTCGTCAACGCACTCTACTTCAAATCGGAGCAGAGGTAGCCGTCTGGCCAAGACTTGGCAGACGCCCCTATGATAACTAAACCACTGTTTAGGGCACCGAACTTGGTGCCCAGCCTCTACCGCACACGTGTGGTGAGGCACGAACTTAATACATTCGAACAGTTAGCCTTCGCATCATAGGGGGCC